TCTCAATCGCCAGCTTGCCGCCCTTCTTGGAGCGCTTGAACGACACGTCGTACAGCATGGCAGGCGGTTGCGCCTCGATCTGGGCCAACTGCTGCTGCATCTGCATGACAGCCTGTTGCGCCTTCGGGTCGCCCTGCTGCGCTGCCTGCATGGCCTGCTGCATCTGCTTGCTCAGGTGCTCAACAGCCTCCTGGCGATGCTTGGCGTCTTCCTCGTCCGGGTAGCTCGATTGCTCAATCGGCTCGACCTCGTCATCCTCAAGGATCTCGGTCAGTTCGGGCAGGGTCAGGCCCTTGTACTCCTCACGCTTTTCCTCAGTGCGGGTATCCCACCAGACCTTGATGATGCCGTTCTTCTGAAGCAGCGCATCCTTGAACCACGAATAGCAGACCTTGTGACCGTTGTTCTTCTTCGTGAACAGGTAGTTCAGGTAATCGGTGCATTGCTGCGCCTTCTGCTCGTCGTCCTGCGTGGCTGGCTCGAACTCCACCACCTGATCACCGCCGACGAACTTCGCCATCAACTGAGGCAGCATCGATTCAATCGTGTTGCGCACATCAGTGGAGACGACAGACGAGCGGCCATCCACTTCGGGAGGAGCAAGGTCGCCCTTGGCTTCACCGAGGTAGTAAATCTCAGCCTTGCGACGTTGGTCGGCCAGCTTCCCACCGAAATAGCCCACGGCGGCCTGAAGTTCGCGGGTTGCCAGCGCCTTCAGCTCGTCATCAGATAGGGGTTTCGGTTTGGTCATGTTCGGGTCGCTTCTCAGCGATGCCTTTGAATTTGTTTATTGCCGCGCTCGTTGGCGCAACAGGTTGTGGAACTTCGCTCGCTGCTCAACTACGAATGCCTTGAAGCCGTCCCGGTCCCGATAGAGATCGCCCGGATACATGAGGCCAACAGCCTTGTCGATGCGGCGGGCTAGCCTTACCGCCCTCTTCTCGGCCTCAGTTGGCTTGATGTCGTGCCAGATGGTTTCTCCGTTTGGGCCAGAGACGCCAAATTTCGTCGCTACGGTCATCTGTTCCCCAAGAATGGATAGTTCAGCTTGCCGCCGTACTCGTCGTTCGCCATCTGCTCGACAGCCATGCCGGCATACCTGAAGCAGTCCGCACCGTGCGAGAACTCGTCATGCAACGGAGCGCCAGGCTCTCTCGTCTTCTCGTTGATCGACCGCCGATAGCGCTTCAAGCACTCCAGCAACCGGCTCGTCTTGTCCTTGTCGAAGTACACCCGCGGGAACATCATGCGAGCGGACTTGATGCCCTCTTCGATGTTCTCAGCAGGCAGCACCGTGACCCTGCGGCCCATGGCGTTAAGCGCCTCTTCCGTGCTCTTTCCGGTCTGCGTGTTCCTCGCCCTGCCGTCATGGGGGATGAAGTCAGTTCCCCAGCGATACGGGCGCTTTTCGATCTGCGCGACGTACCAGTCCAGCGTGTGGTGAGAGTCCTCGATGTAGTCGATACACCGCACCTCAGCACCTGAACGCTGCCAAAACCCGATGGTCATGGCGTCGTTCCAGCCCAAGTCCCAGACTGTGTGAACCTTCAGCAGCGGGTCATACGGCACCGGGCGAACCCTGTTCTCCTCGTACAGCCGTTCAATCTCGTAGCGGTAGATCGCACCCTCAGACACCCGGCGAGGTACACCCTCCCAGATGTTCTGGTAGTTGTCAGGGTCGCGCCGCATCGTCTCTTGCCGCTCTTGCTCAAGCACAGCAGGAAACCAAGGGTTATCGCGCCAGTTCATCTGAACGACAAATGCGCCCTCCGGAGCGTTGGCGACGAAGCGTTGATACGTCTCGTCCGTCTCCATGTCAGGGTTCAGCGTCACCCAAATCTCTGAGCCATCCTTGCGAATGGTCGGCGTCAGCACATCCCAAGAGCGTTTGGTGACCGACTGAGCTTCTTCTATCCAGCAGCGATCCACCCCCTCGTAAGATTTTATGGACTCCACCGTATGGGTTGCCAAGCCTGCAAACAGGAACAGACTGCCGTTCTTGCCGCGAATCTCTGTATCCAGCACCTCGTAGATGCCACCCAAGCCCATGGCCTGGATCTGGTCACTCAAGAGGCGGTGAACCGAATCCTTGATCGACTTCTGCACTTCCCGAGCACACAGCACCCGCAACGGGGTCTGAGCGGCCTGAATGAGCAAAGCGCGGGCGAATCCCCACGACTTGGCAGACCCACGCCCACCGTGCGCCACCTTCGTGCGGTTCGGCTGGAAGATGGGTTGTAGCTTCTCCGGGAAATCGACGTTCACTTGGCACCAACGAACGTCACCGTGAGACTGGTATCAATCGCGCCACCGTCTGCACCTGTGTGCTCAGCACGCGATAGCTTGGGAGCAGCGAACTCGGCCAGCTTCGCCAGCAGGTCCAGCGCCTTCTCAGGAGCAGCCTTCACATCCCCGTGACCCTCAGCCACTTGGGCGAGCCACGTAGCGACGTTCTCAGCGTTGTCTTCCAGAAGCTTGGTCACCGTAGCCCGGAACTCTTTCGTGGCCTTGTTGGGGCTACCAGGCTGTCTGCCGCCCGTCTTCACACCCTTTGCCATCACGCACCTCTATCGGCGTCTGTTTTAGACGGCCGAATGCGGTCCCACATCTTGTAAGCCTCGATGGGATTGCGACCAAGGCCAACACCGCCCACTCCCTTGACCTGGCAACGCCATACACACCCAATGCGATCTCGGGCCTCGCGTGTGAAGGCTAGGCCAGACTCGCGCACTACCCGCTCTGGGTCAACCATGCGAATGCAAGGCTTCAGGGGCAGCAACTCAATGCCGCTTGGCGTGAAGAAGCGCCGCGTTTTAAGGTTGGACATGGTTCGAGTGCCCTTACAGGCTTGTTCGAGATAAGAAAAAGCCCGCTCAACCGTGAGGCTGGCGGGCGAAGGGTAGGCAAGGAGCCAACCAAGGAGACAAGGGTGCCGCGGTCAGACCTAGATTGGCAATGAGCCGTATATGGTCGTGGGTCTGCCGCGGCGAAAACGAAAAAACCCGCCGGGATTGCTCCGAGCGGGTCTTAGGGGATATTTCGGAGGCAACTCTGCCCACCGAGCGCGATAGTGAACCTGTTAGTTCAGCTTGTCAAGCGTTTCTCGAAACTTTTTATTCTTTTCCTTTTGCCATGCTTCGCGCTCAGGCGTCAGGAGGGCGGAAGCTCCCCATTCCGTCTCACCTACCGGCTCTGGCTCATCGCTTGGCTTGGGCCGGTCCTTCTCAAAGAGCCATGAGGCGCACAGAGGAAGCCACATCACATCACCCCACAGGCTTGGAGCCTGCGCGTCAGGATGTTCCTCGCCTCCGCTACGACAGTCGCCCTCTCCACTGCATCCTGTGGCAACCGTGGTGAAAGCCACACACTACGACCCGTAGACAGGTTCCGGGCCAGCACGTAGATGGCTGCCCTGTACGGCTCCTGCATCTCGCTCACTTGGAAATCGATCGTTTCCATGGTCGAACCCATCAGCTCGTCCTCGATGATGTCGTCCGTCGAGTCCCACCCCCTGCCTGACTTGGCATGCCTGAAGATGGGATCGCTGGCGGCTTGCTGGTTGGCCTTGTAGGCTCTCCCCCAGTTGTGCCAGCGCGACAGCCAATCAGAAAGCGTTGCTTCGCATAGTGCTGCCTGCTCTGCTCTGTCGTGCATCATTTCGTGCCCTCCACCAAGCCAAGATCAATCGTCGGGAACACCAGCGGTTCAGGCTGGGCATCTTCCAAGGCGGCAAGCCGAGCCTCAACCTCTGTCAGCCTGGCAACCACCTCCAAGACAAACGGGCTAAGGTCGTAGTTCATGCCATCACCCCCAGTGCGAACACGCTGTTGGGAACCGTCCTGATGGTGTTCTGAACCATCGTTGGCGGAGGGACGGCCTTCGGCAGTCTTGGCTTCCAGTCGATCACCACCGGGCCGGCCTTCCTCGTCGGGGCGTAAAGAGCCGGGTAGACGCTCTTGTCTAGGTTCTTCACGTACCCGCTGCGGCGAAGGTCGTTCAGCATGGTCTTGACCGATGATTCCGGGCGATCCAGCCGCGCAGCCAGTTCCAATACCGTCGAAGGCGTCTCCCGTAGGACTTCCATTACCTGCGTGCCCAGCTTGCTCATTTGGCCTCCAGTCGATTGGCGACGAGTTGCGAATATCCGGACAGGTCCGTCCAGTTATCGAGGTAGTCGGCGTCCCCGTTGAGGATGCGAGCGATCTTGTGAACGATCATTTCCAGCGATTCCTTTTGGTCGAACGCCAGGAAATCCCACTTCGGGGCCATGTGCATGGCGGTCTTCATCTGCTGAGCGATGCTTGCCATCCCCTCATATTCGCCGTAACGGGCTTCGCGCTCGTCCAGTAGTGCCTTTACGTCTGTCATTCCTGCTCCTTCAGTTCTTAATGGTGTTGCGGTCAGATGGTGCACATCGGGTGAAGTTGTCTTTTGACTTCCAGATAGGCTGCATGTGCTTCCTCCTTTGAATCGAACACACCGATGTGCTTGCCCTTGCCGTTTTTGACGATCTGCGCCATGAACTTCCCGCCATCCCTGAACTTAAAGACGCCAAGAAGCCCTGTCGCGCTGTGAGAGCGAGCGCCACGCAGGTTCTGCTTGTTCTCCGCAGAGGTGGCTTCCCGAAGGTTTTCGATCCTGTTGTTGGCCCTGTTGCCATCCTTATGGTCGATCTCAAGGCTCGGCCAAACTCCGTAGACATGCGCCCAGATTGCGCGGTGCGCCCGAAGCCGTTTCCCGTTCACCTGTAGGGTGACGTAGCCGTGCTGGCCGAGAGTCCCGGCTTCAGACCCCTTGCTGACTCGACCCCTCGATACCTTCCATGTAAGCAGCCCGGTGGCGCTGTCGTAGTCGAAGGTTTGACGGATTTCAGCGGGTGATGGTGTTTGGTGGTTCATTTGTTTTTCCTTGCCAACTCTCTAGCCTTTGCACGGTAGATAACCTTTATCTCTTTCAGCACATCTCGGCTCAACTTGATTGGCTCGTTGTCGCATTCCAGCGCCTCAACAAGAGCCACGCCGCAGCGCTCAACCAATCGAATGCGGTACTCGACCGCGTTGCTGTGCTTGTGCAGGTTGCATTGCACGCATTGACCGTGGATGTTCCGAACGTCCAGCGCCAGGTGACCAGCAGCGCCGCGGCTGCGGTAGTGACCGGCTTGGAACGTCTCTTGCCATGGCTTGCCGCAGGAGATGCAGGGCTTTCCGTGGTCGCGTGCCCGGACATAGGCGTTGACTTCCTTCTGAGCCTCTGCCTTCAGTTCGGTGACGGTCTTTACGGCTTCCTTGCGCTCCTTGATCTGCTCCCGCTCTGCCTTCTTGTTGGCGGTTACCCACTTCTTTGCGCACATGGGAGAGCAGACAGAGGCACCGAGCCGGTAGATGGACGGCGTGAAGGCAGAGCCGCACTGCTTGCAGGGTTTCGGCTTGGCGGCAGCCATGTAGCCTTGGACTTGATGGAGGTTGATCACTGCATCGCCTCCCATGCCTGAATAAAGGTGATCAGGTCGGCGCATTCGCTCTTGGTCAGGCTGGAAGTGCGGCGAAACACCACATCCACCCCATGACCGTCGATGGCCGGCAGGATCTCGACCGATTCACCGTTGGCACGCAGCCATGCAGCGGTCATCAGGCGCTTCCACGTCTCTGCGTCCCGCTTGGCTCCAGCCCATTCGCGGGTCTTGGCAATCTCGGTCAGCAGTGCGTGAAGGAGCGCGTTTTGCTCGCTGTTGCGGGTTTCCGGCTTGACTTCCAATGTCAGGCGATGGCCGGCAAGCAACAGGCTCTTAGCCGTCATCCATGCGTTCTCGAAAGGCTTGCGGGCCTGTACGGGGTTGATCAGGTAGGCGCGGAGTGCTTCAGCCATGGGGCACCTCCGGCAGCGGCATCCAATGGGTCGGCGCTCGCCAGTCGTCGAGCAGTTCCCGGCTAACTTCGCTGTGCGTGTAGGTCCACCATCCGGCCGGCGCGTCTCCTTCCCACTCTTCCTCTTGTTCCATCCAGAAGGCGTTATGCACAATCTGCGTTTCGATGTGCATATACATCACGATCACATCGGTTCCGTCCTTCGGAGCCGTGTCGATTGGTTGCCACTCAGCCATTCAGA